CTAAATTATCAGTACCGTAGGTGGGGCTACTTACTAATGATCCACTGTTTAAATTACCTGTTAAATCCGTCCATGTAGTTCCACTACCAGGATAGCTTAATCTATTTCCTGCATCTAGGTTACATATCAATCCATTCGTGACAATTGGTGGTGTGTTTTTGTATATTGCCATAACGTTATCATATAAATATAGTATTTATACAACTAAATCTATCAAATATAAATATCTAAATTCAATACTTATTACTCAACAGCCTGAATATATCATCCAATGCAGGATGTCTATGATTATCTTTTAGAATGATTTCCGAACAATACTCGCTACTTCGCAATTTCGGTATTTCGTGAATTGCAGAATCATTATCGTATTTCAAATCAATCTGTTCTAGGTCACCGCAGAAAATCATCATACTTCCTTTACCTAACCTCGATACTGCCATTGCGAATTGTTGCTTTGTTAAGTTCTGAAACTCATCGATAATACAAACGGCATTTTCAAAAGTACGACCTCGGAAGTGTGTAAGTGAAACCAATTCGATTGATTGTTCCGTTTCCATCTTTTCCAATATGGGAGGCACATTATATACCTTACGCATATTGTCTCGTATCGGAACTAACCATGGTTCCATTTTCTCTTTCTCAGTACCTGGCAAAAATCCGTTATCTTCGGTAGCAACAGTTGGTCTAGTAATTACAATTTTATTGATTTCCCGTTTAAAGAAAAGATCCAATGCGATGGCACACGCTAAAAGCGTCTTACCACTACCTGCCTTCCCCAATACGAAGCTGACAGGATGCCTTAATATAATTTCCTTCGCAACTTTTTGCTCTTCGCTCAAGGTAACTGAGAGCTTCACAGGACCCTTAGGGATCCGTTTCTCCTTATTCTCCATACATCAATAAATATCTAATAATACGGAGTTTCTTGATATACTTGAAGTATAGGGTATGAAAAAAGGGAGTATTTCTACTCCCCTTTTTATGTTTCTATAGGTAATTATTCGCCTGGGAAGGTTGCACCAGTCGGTTGAACTATGAAGTCCACAATGATGAATTCAGCGGTCTTGGCAGGCTGTAAATAAATCGCTCCACGCAATTCATTACGGTCAACTACATCCGGGGTATTATTGGTTTCATCCATAATAACTTTGAATGCATATAAACCTTGACGCTGCTGAACGCTCTCGAAATAAGGATTCACAATAGAAAGGAACCTATTACGAGTTGCAGCAGTATTGTTCTCGAATACCAGGAAGCGACTTGTACTTGCAACAAATTTCTTAGCCGCAATCAGCAACCTACGAACATTAATCCTGTCTAATGCAGATGATTTCTTCTGCAAGGTCTTCTGACCATACACTACAACACCTGAACCAGGGAAAGTAGCAATTGGATTCACATTTGCATCATATAATGTGTCACGGTTGTTTTGAGTCAATTTCCTCTCGGCCTGGATGGCAATATCAATACCACCACGATTTAAACCTGCAGGAGCAAACCATTCAGCGGACACTCGGTCATTGAATGCATAGATACCAGGAATCAGAGTTGAAGCCGGCACCCAAACGTTCCTTCCTAAATCAGGATCAGGTATTTGGATCCATGGCCAATACATAGCAGCATAGCTAGTATCACGGTCATCTGCTTCTTGTGTTGCTGAGGTAATCGTGCTTCCGTATTGAACCGGATCAATTACATAAAATGCATCACCGCGGTTTTGAACCATATTCAATGCTGTGGTAATTTGTGTTGCATGTGCAGTGATATCATCTAATAAACCCGGAGTAACTAACAGGTTAATATCATATTCATCCTGGTTAGCTAACAGGTTAATTGCGTCTGCATATACGGTAGCAGCTACACCCTGTGTATTTGTACTATCTATCGTTTCAAAATATTTAGCCGGATGGCTCAATGCACCATCAGCACCAAACGCAAACGTTCCAGAAACTGCTGCAGGTAATGAAGCTAAATAGGTAGCATCAGATACATTACCGTTATTATCTAAGAAGTTATACGTGGTTTTATTTACTGCAACGCGAACATATGCACTCTTATTGGGATATGAACCACTTAATTGCAGATAAGGTTGAGTTGTTCCTGCATCTGCTAAAGTGTATACTTGGTCACCAATTCTACGTGCAATGTATGAGGGTGAATTAGGATCTAATGAAAGATTTGACCACGTTTCTAAAATAGTTTTGCTAGTATTAGTATCATCTCCACGACGAATAACTAAGGTAAATGTACCTTTAGCTTCATTCACATTGGAAATTTCCCAACGTAAATTATCGGTAGAACCTGAAACTAAAATACCATTGGTACTTTGATCGGCACCTGAACCGGTACCACGCGTGGATGCACCCTGTTGTCCAGAATTTAAAATAGTGCCATCTGCTAGGGTATACAATGTAAACGAAGCACCATCTGAAGCTGAACCATATGTTGCCGGATTTGTAACAGATCCGGATGAAGCAACATTACTATATGCTTTTGCATATCCTGCTCCCATTACGCGCACTACCGTTACACTGGTAGCATTCTTTAAATACTGTTCAACTGCATAACTAGTAAGGTACTTGTATGAACGCTTAGTAGCGCCAGAACCACTAGTAAATACATTACCGAATTTCTGTATATATTCGGAATAAGAACCCACAACTGTAGGTACAAATGCAGGGCCTTTTACGGTAGGGCCGATGATTGCGGCACCGATATTAGCAACACCTGCAGGTAAAAACGACTGGTCGACCTCATTGGTAAACACACCAGGCGATACAATTTTTTCTGCCATTACGATTTATCCTTTTTTTTCTTATAAATATGTAGGATAATCACCAAAATTATTTAGTTGGTGTAACTGTTCCAGAACCAATATCAATTGAAACTGGGCCGTACTTTTCGAATAATTCGGTATTGTATTTAGTTTCATTATCTAAGATTGCATCATATCTCGCATCTAATTTTGCAATCTCATCCATAACTAAACGTAAACGTTTTTCTAAATCAATCCTTTGAATTTGAAGTTGACCGGCAGTGAATACTAATTCATCACTCTGCCTGCGCAAATCTTCTAAGCGCTGTAATTCTTCTGTAGTTAATTTTACTGGTTCTGACATAACATCCTTTTATTTGTTTATAATATAACAAATTTTGATCTATTGATCAAATCTTCTGTGAATTTTTTTAAAGTTATCTCCGGTATTATTCGGATAACCTCCTGGGGGCGGGTAATCTACTTGAGAGTTATCTGTCTCGAATTCATTTCCAAACACTACTCGTTTAACAGAGAACGATTTTTGTAAGTTAGAAACTCTATACTCGTATGGTATTAATATCTGTCCCTTAACTTCCAACGCGGAGGTAGCACGGACTATCCTATCTTCAGCGGCCGTATTCGTCACTTCATAGGAGAAATCTCGTATATGTGTAATAAATTTCCAAGTATCGCCCCAAGCATACCCACCTGCAGGTAATAACATCTCGACAATATTATTCAATTGCTCGGTGTATTCTGCCCATATGTATATCTCATATGATACTAATACATATTCAGGAATTGCTAATGTATAGAATTCTTTCGTGGGTTTTACATTATTTAATATTGAGAAACGATCGTATGTATTATTCTTAGTGTATTTAGACTGTAAGAACATTACATTCATGTTTTGTTCTTTTCGGAACTGAGGAAGGTTAACATCTAATTTACGCAAATCATCGCGTTCAGACATACCCGTTCTACGTATAGTAATAAGTGGAGTAATCTGCTTTCCCTCCTTATCACGCAAATATCCATGTTTTTGTACTTGAGCCCAGGTTTCTCCGTTACTGAATATTACCGGAACCTCAACAATATTTCCGTTATCAACTATATAGGGACGGATACGTTCACGGATAAACCAATAGATTGCATAATCTATATCATACAACCCAACTTTGGGCGTTTTTATAGTATCCGTATCTCTACGTATCTCAGTAGCCCTACTAATCTTAGGATCTAAGGATGTACTTGAAAGGGTTCTATTTAATAACGGTTTTGACATTATAAGTTTTTAGGAACATATCTGTTAATGTTATTCCCGGTTCTAAATTCTTGTATATTGAGTTTACTTAATCGTGTCTTATGTGCCTGGACCAGAACTGATGTATTATAACCAAATTCAGGCGTTTCTGCATAAATAGTACCTAAATGTGTATCTGGATTCTTTCCGGCCCAATATTGGTTATTCTCAACCTGATCGATTTCAAAGTATTCCATGTTCCAACGAATTATATCTCCCGGTGACATGTATACATTAATATCAACCAACGAATCACGTAAAAATGAGAACAATGCAGTTCTGTTATAATCCACACCCAAATCATCAGCACTCGTTACCTTCTCATCTCTCTGTACTAAACAGGATAAACGTACGGGCCTAAAAAATATTTTCTCAGAACTTTCCCCGTATAAATTTTCATTGGTATTTTCTAAGGATAGTTTAAAGTACTCAACCTCAGTATCTACATACCGGTTGATCAACTCCTTTGAGAGACTTCTAATTAAACTCGCATCGCGGCCCGATCCAAATAATGCCATATATTATCCTGTATAGATGAATAGCGGCATCTTCACCATTTGATTTTGTAATGCTTCCGCTTCTGCCTGTTTCCTTTCTAACTGTGCCTGCTTTGACATTGAATCTAACGTTTCACGCAATTCAGTAATCAATGCTTCCTTTTCAGCAGTACCTTGAGATACTAAATCAGCACCGTTCAAGGTTATTTCTGAATTAGGAATTGGTAACGATGAATATTTACCGCGAATCAAACCTAACACTTCTTTGCAGAGTGCCAATGTATATTTACGTATCCATTGTTTACCGATATCATTTATCAATGTATACTTTAAGTTCCCATATGGGATATTACTTGCATCTGATACCAATCCAGGTCCTCTACGAAGTACGTTTCGTTTTTCTGATTTCAGATAATAGTTAAAATATACAGTGAAGTCATATGTAGGAACTGGGAATATCCTAAATCTAGTATTCGATAATTGGAATCCATAAGCACTCTTACGGATCATATCATTAAACTCAATACCTTGCAGTCGAAGTACGTCAGCATATAACGGCATTAAGAGATAAGATACACCGGGAGAATAATTACCCCAACCAAAGGTATCTAATAACTGCTGTGAACCTAAACCGGTACCTACGAATGGATCGAAATATTTAACAATCGCAGGAGGATTTTGGTGGAATATCTCTCGAACTTCAAACACATCTGCTGCTACTGAGCCGGTTTCTAAGGTCACGACTGCAGGATCGATTAAATCATATACCTGTTTTCCTGCAGTAATTGCAATTGAACCGGTGTATAGTTTCAATGTACCCTCAGCTTCAGCCTCGGTCCCATATGTGGATGCTATATGAAATATACCTTCGAATGAATTATCTAATAACCTACCGGTAAAGGATGAACCGGTACTCAATCCTAATACATT